AGCTATTCTCAGCATTTGCTGGTATCGCTGAAAAACGTCACATGGTAAATGGTACTTCAGAAGCTATCATTACTGCAGCTGCTGACGTTTATGTTTCTGACTACGGTAATCACACAGTTAAATTAGATAGATTCATGCGTGATAACGCTGTATTATGCTTAGACCCACAATACGTTGGTGTAGCATCATTACGTCCAATCACAAAAGAAGAACTAGCTAAAACTGGTGACTCTACTAAATACTTGATGACAGCAGAATACACATTAGTGGTTAATAACCCTGATGCTCATGCTAAAGTTCAAGGTGTTGGTGCTTAATCAACATTAATATATAATAGGGGGATAGCAATATCCCCTTATTTATTATGGCCATATTATTTGACAAAGATCCAATAACAGGTGTAACTCAATATTACGATTACGATCCTGTTAATGACATCCACATGATACACAATGTGCAAGACTTTGCACCTTTGGTAGAAAAGTTAAAACAAGCACAGAATAATCCTGATGCTTGGGCAAAAGGTGTTAAAGAATCATGGGTACACTATGCTAGCATCCCACCAGTCATTGAGATGCAATTAAAACAAAAAGGCATAGACATTTATAATAAAGACCAAACAAAAGAATTACTCAAAGAAATAAATACAAACTATCCTTGGTTAAAGACAACAACTAAAAAGCATGGATAGAAAAGAATTACAAAGAATACAATTAGCAATACATGATTTAATTAATCGAGAAGATTACACAAATGCTCTTCCGTTAATTAATACAGCTTTAGAACATTATCCTGATAATGATGCAACTCTAAACTTTATGGGTTACATTCATTTAATGGGTGACCAACCTGCATTAGCTTATCAATATTTCAGACGTGCATTACAAGAGAGTCCAGGCAATAAAGCATTATGGACTTCACTAGGACGTGCTTGTCATGAAATGGATAACTTTGAAGATGCAATAAAATACTTTCTTAAATCTGCGGAATTAGATCCATCCTACGCATTAGCATATAGCAATGCAGCTGCTAGTTTTGTGCAGTTATCAGAATGGAAAAATGCAGAAGAAGTATGCAAGATTGCATTACAATCAGATCCTAATGATCGCAATGCACAAATGAATTTATCACACGCCTATCTTGCTCAAGGTAAATGGGAAGATGGTTGGAAAGCATGGGGATTATCACTGGGTAGTAAGTTTAGAAAAGAATGGCACTATGGTGATGAATCTCGATGGGATGGCCAAGCAGGTAAAGACATTATCATTTATGGTGAACAAGGTTTAGGTGATGAAATATTCTATGCTAACTGTTTACCTGATGCGGTTGCCATTAGTAACAAAGTCTATATTGATTGTGATCCAAAACTAGAAGGTTTATTTAGACGTAGCTTTCCATTAGCAGAAGTTCATGGAACTAGACAAAATGAACATCCTGAATGGTTAGCAGATAAAACATTTGACCATCGTTGTGCGATTGGTGGATTACCAGAGTTCTTTAGATTAGATAGTAAAAATTTTAATCGTGAACCTTATCTAGTTGCAGATCCTGAACGTAGAACAATGTGGCGATCATTGTTTGATTCTTATGGTAAAAAAGTGATTGGAATTACTACACATGGTGGTAGTAAAAGAACTAATGAAAAAGGTCGCAAATTAACAAAAGATGATATACAATCATTATTGAGTCGTGATGACTTAATTTTAATTTCATTAGATTACGTAGTCGATGAGAAGATAGATGGGGTAAAGTATTTTCCATTTGCTACGCAATCATCTGATTATGATGATACTGCAGCACTTATTTCTGAATTAGATGCCGTTGTTGGTGTTAATACCACAGCATTACACTGTTCAGCTGCATTAGGTGTAAAAACTATCTGTTTAGTACCTAAATGGCATCAATGGCGTTATGCACAACCCAGTATGCCTTGGTATCGTAGTATGTCATTAAAGTATCAAGAAGATAAAACATGGAAAGAAGTCATTGAGTCAGTTAATATCTGAAGAATATCGTGAAATGCAAGCAAAATTGCATGAGAATCCTAATTATGGAATTGCATCAACCTATTTTGCACCGATTGTAGACGATATTATTACACAGTTTAAGATAAAAGATTTATTAGATTATGGTGCTGGTAAATTAAGATTAAGAGATAGTATTAAATCGCAAGTCAACTATACCGCATACGAACCTAGTAACCCACTTTACTCAGAATCACCTGAACCATGCGAATTTGTAACTTGTATAGACGTTTTAGAGCACATTGAACCTGAGTTACTTGATAACGTACTCGATGATCTACAAAGAGTTGTAATTAAATATGGCCTATTTACGATTCACACAGGCCCAGCAGTAAAAACACTTCCAGATGGCAGAAATGCACATCTTATACAACAACCTTATACCTGGTGGCAACCTAAAGTCAAAGAAAGATTTGAAATGGTTAGAGAAGTTGCTATGGATAACGGTTACATTGTATTCGTAAAACACAAATAAGGACAATACATGGCATTTACCAATTACACTACATTCGTAGCGACTGTAGCTAATTATCTTGCGAGATCAGACTTAACATCTGTTATTCCAGACTTTGTTGAGTTAGCACAAGAACGTTTATCTCGTGATCTTAGAGTGCAAGAGATGTTAAAAGTATCTACTGCATCTACTGTTGCTGGTGATAAAAATATAGCATTTCCTGTAGACTTTTTAGAGTTAAGAGAAATACATATTGATGGCACACCAATGGTCAATTTAGAATATCAAACACCAGATAAATTTTTTAGAAATGGTAAAGCACACCAATCTGGAGTCCCAGTTTATTTTACTATGTTAGGTGCTGAGTTTCAATTTGCACCAGTTCCTGATGGAACAAGAACAGTACAAATACTCTATTATGCTAAACCTACCTTTATTGATGGATCAACAGCAAGCAATGTATTTTTAGCATATTTCCCTGATGCTTTACTCTATGCAACTCTAGCAGAAGCAGAACCATATTTAATGAATGATGAAAGAATTGCAATATGGGCATCTATGTATGATAGAGCAATCGCAAATATCAGAGAAAACGATAAGGGAGCAACATTCTCTAGTGCAACATTAAACGTAACAACTTCATAAGGAAATATTATGGCAGAATTTAGTAATTTTTTAGAGAACGCATTAATTAATGCTACTTTAAGAGCAACAACATACACATCACCAGCAACAGTGTATGTATCACTTTACACAACAGACCCAACAGATGCTGATTCTGGCACAGAAGTATCAGGCGGTTCATATGCAAGAACAGCAGTGACCTTTGGTGCTCCATCTAATGGTGTAACAACTAACAGTGCTGATGTTACATTTCCAACAGCAACTGGTTCATGGGGAGTGGTCACTCACATCGGTATTCATGATGCTTCAACCAGTGGTAACTTATTATTCCACACACCACTCGACACATCTAAAACAATCGACTCTGGTGACATCTTCAAGATCACAACTGGAAACTTATCAGTTACATTAGCGTAAGGATAAATAATGGCATTAGTCGTTAAGGATAGAGTACAGGAAACTACTACGACCACAGGCACAGGTACAGTCACGCTTGCTGGTGCAGTCACAGGTTTCCAAACATTCTCTGTAATAGGTGATGGCAACACGACCTACTATGCCATAACTTCTGGTAATGATTGGGAAGTGGGTCTAGGTACTTACACAGCATCAGGCACAACTTTATCTCGTGATACCATACTAGAATCTAGCAACAGTGGTAGTGCGATTACACTATCAGGCACAAGTAATGTATTTGTTACATATCCTGCTGAAAAATCAGGACATAAAGATGATACTAATACAATATATTCAGAACAAATTGGTGCGAGTAACGGAATCTTTGTAAACTCTACAACAGTGAGTGCTAACTTTACTGTGCCTAACAACTATCATGCTTTATCAGTTGGTCCAGTCACAATAAATGGTGGAGTAAGTGTTACAGTTCCATCAGGTTCTAATTGGAAGGTCGTATAATGGCAGTTACAATAAATGCAGATACAAGTAATGGTTTAGTTATTACTCCTGATACTTCTGGTAATTTAAGTTTTCAATCATCTGGAACAAATGTATTACAAATAGATAGTTCAGGAAATCCTACATTTGCAGGTCAAATAGCATCAGCAAATTTACCTGATTTAAAAACTATTGATGGAAATTCTATTGTAGGAACTGGTGATATTGATTTAAAAACAGTTAATGGAACATCTATTGTAGGAACTGGAGATATTGAAGTTGGTGGTGGAAAAGTATTACAAGTACTACAAGCAGTAAAAACAGACGCTTTTTCTACAACATCAACTTCTTATGTAGATTTAACTGATTTATCTGTTAGTATTACACCAAGTTCAACTTCAAGTAAAATATTAATATCTTATAATATAAATGGTGGCACTGCTGGAGATGTATGTCATGGATATTTAACTCTTGTTAGAAATTCAACAGAAATATTTAAAGCAGATACTGCTAGTAGCAGAAGAAGTGCAACTAGCGTTATTAATACACCAACCCAAATGCAATTAACCTATTCAGCAGAATATTTAGATAGTCCATCAACAACAAGTGCAACAACATATAAAGTGCAAATTTTAAGTTCTAACGGAACTGCAATATACATTAATAGGTCAGGCAGAGATACAAATTTATTAGCGTATGATGGTAGAACAGTATCATCAATTACAGTTATGGAGATAGCAGGATAATGGACAGACATCAAGCAATATATAAACTATATCCTAATGTTAAATACATTAATGCAGAAGTTCCATACGATGCAAATGATAATGTAGTTACAATAGATGAAAACGCAGTTATTGTTGAAATGGACAAAGTTGCTTACATCACTAGACGACAAGCAGAATATCCTGACTTTAAAGAATACCTAGATGGCATCGTAAAAGGTGACCAAGCACAAATAGATAAATACATAGCAGACTGCCAAGCAGTAAAAGCTAAATACCCTAAACCTACGGAATAGACTATGGCAAGTATAAAACTAAAAGGCGATACATCTGGTGAAGTTACCATACAAGCACCAGCAGTTGCAGGAACAACAACACTAAACCTACCTGCCACTTCTAGCACACTAGCAACACAGAATGCTTTAGGTGTACGCAATCTTATCATCAATGGTGATATGAGGATAGACCAAAGGAATGCTGGAGCAAGCATAACTCCATTAGTAAATCCAACATATACAATCGACAGATGGTTTGCCGCCCCAGCGATTGCTTCTAAATTTAGTGTTCAGCAGTCTACAACAGCACCTACTGGTTTTTCTAATTCATTGTTAATGACTTCATTAGCTGCAACAACTGTTGGTGCTTCAGATTATTATGAGATGTATCAAGCAATAGAAGGATATAACATGGCACATCTCAATTGGGGTACAGCAAATGCTAAAACTGTTACTTTATCTTTTTGGGTTCGTAGTTCATTAACAGGCACTTTTGGTGGCACAGTGTTGAGTGCTTCAGCAGGGGAAACATATCCATTTACATATACAATTTCTTCAGCAGATACTTGGGAACAAAAATCAATCACTATTCTTGGACCAACAAGCGGAACATTTGGAACAACAAATACTGTTGGTTGTTATGTTGGATTTAATCTTGGTGCTGGAACTTCTGTTAGTGGAACAGCTGGTTCTTGGCAAAATAGTTTTTTTAGAGCACCTTCAGGCACAGTGCAAGTTGTAGCAACTAGCGGTGCTACATTCTACATCACAGGGGTCCAACTAGAAGTAGGTGACACAGCTACACCATTTGAACACAGACCTTATGATATGGAGTTAGCAAGATGTATGCGTTATTGCCAGCAGTATCAATACTATGGTTGTGGAGTTGGTGGAGGTGCTGGAGGAAGTACACCAGTAACAACTACACAATTTAGAGTTCCAATGAGATCTGCTCCAACAGTGGCATGGATTTCAGGTGGAGTTGCTGGAGATGGTAATTATACTAGAACAATTACTGCCTTAAATTTTTCATCTAATATTAATCCAACTGGAGCAACATTTGGGTATAACATCTCTGCTTCTTTAACAACACAAAATGTTGGTGTCATTGTTCAATATGCTGTAATGAAATTTGATGCGGAGTTATAATTATGTATAAAAAAGTAATAGATGTATTAACTAACACAGAATCACAATGTATAAAAAGATTATCTGATGGTGCTTGTATACCATTTGATGAAGCTAATAAAGACTACCAAGAATATCTAGAATGGTTAGCAAAAGGTAATACACCAGAGGAGGCAGAATGAGCATAACAATAAATGGCATTGGTTTCGTAGAAAACAGCGTCACACTGGATACTGACTACACACTAGCAGACAATCGTAATGCGATGACTGCTGGTCCTGTAACTGTAGCAGATGGTATTACTATTACAATCGGTGATGGTTCTACATGGAGTGTCGTATAATGGTTACAAAAATTAGTGGCGACACAGGTGTAGATAATATAAAAGATGGAATAATTACATCATCAAAACTTGCTTCTGGAGTTGGTGGAAAAACATTACAAGTATTATCAACAACTAAAACAGATACATTTGTTACAACAAATACTTTAGCTTCTGGAGGAGCAGCTATTACAGGTTTGTCAGTAACTATAACTCCATCATCTACATCTAGTAAATTTCTTTTGTCATGTGTATTAAGTTGTGATGGTACATCAGCGGTTACTCAATGTTATGCTTGGTTAGCAAGAGGTTCTACAAAAATAGGTGCAGGTGATGCAGTTGGTAATAGAATTGGAACAGGTGGAAGATTTTATTATGCAAGTAATGATATATCTGGCACTATACCTATGCAATATTTAGATTTACCGTCAACACTATCTCCTATTACATATAATGTTTATATTGCTACAGAAACTGCTGCTGGTTCTGTAGTTGTAAATAGGACAATAAGTGACACTGATAATACAACTAATGGAAGTAGACAATCAAGTACATTAACAGTTATGGAGATAGCAGGATAATGAGTACAGTAAAATCAAAGAAACTACAAGTCGGAACAGATGCTACCTCTAGCAATAACTTTACTATCTATCAACCAGCAACACCTGATGGAACATTAAGGATTGGTGTCGGTAATGCAGATAGTCCTACAGAGATTGCACAGTTTACATCTAGTGGACTTGTTAGTGGTGTAAGTAAACTTGATACAGCAACAGGTTCTGCTCCATCTTACTCTGCTCGTGCATGGGTAAACTTCAATGGTACTGGAACAGTGGCGATTCGTGCTAGTGGTAATGTAAGTTCTATTACAGATAATACAACAGGTGATTACACAATTAATTTTACAACAGCAATGGCAGATGCTAATTATTCAGTTGTTGCTTATGGGCAAAGAGCAGATAATGCTTATGAAGATTTAAATGTTCAAGGATACAATAATGTTTATGGAGATGCTTTTACAACAAGTTATACAAGAGTAGCTTGTAGTCATGCTTCATCTGGAAATCCAACAGACCCATTAGCAGTATGTATAGCAATATTTAGATAAGGATAAACAATGACCATTAGTATAAAACCCACAGCATCTGGTTCAACGATAGAACAAGACGGAAGTGCTATACTTACTGTTGATGGCAGTGGTAATTTATCTACTACTAATAATTTAACAGTTGGTGGTAGTATATCTGGTGATGGTTCATCTTTGACAGGTATTGCTACAGGAGCAGGAACATTAGAGGCTTGGGTAAATTTTAACGGACAAGGAACAATTGCTATTCGTGCAAGTGGAAATGTTAGTTCAATTACTGATAATGGTTTGTCTAATTATACAGTTAATTTTACTACAGCAATATCTGATGCAAATTATTGTGCATTAGTTAGCATGACCGCATCTAGTGCAGCATTAACCAGAGGTTCAGGTATTGTTGGTTTATTAGCTTATAATAGTAGTACACTCACAACATCTGGATTTGGTGTTTATTTAGAAGATAGAAATGGCGGTTCTAGTGGTGACCCAATAGTTGTTTGTGCTGCTGCATTTAGGTAATAATATATGTTCGGTATAAGTGCATTTTCTCAATCACCTTTTAGTACACTAGGTGCAGGTGCAGTTTTATTAGGTCAAGCTAATATTACTGCTGATGCTACTCTTGTATCTGCTGCTGTAAGATTAAGAACATCATCTGGTGCTATTACTACAAATGGTATATTAGAATCTAATGGCATACTGATTCTTAATGGTGTAGGTAATATCAACGCATCTAGTGCAGTGACCATAGATGCTACAAGAATAGCAACAGTAACTGGTGTAATCAATGGAACAGCAAGTGCATCTGTTACTTATTTACGAATAAGAACTAATAGTGGTGCTATTGCAGGTTACGCATTATTTGATGCAGAAGGATTCTCTCTAGCAGTTGCTAGTGGTTCTATCTTCTCTAATGTCAGCGTAACTGCTAATGGATTTAGTGAAGCATACGCTAGTGCAAGTATAGATGGTGATGCAACAGTATCATGTCTAGGTGGATTGATTGCAGATGCAGACGGAAGTATAAACGCAACAGCATTAGCAGAATGTTTAGCAAATGCTACATTTAGTGGTGATGCAATTATAAACTCTAATGGAACAATAACTGCGATTGGTTATGTTCTAGGCGAAGAATGGTCAGATAGTGCAGTGGGTTCAGAAGTATGGACTGACTCTACTACTGGAAACGAAGTATGGGTGGAAGATACACCTGAATCAAACACATGGTTACGACAAGGATAAAACATGGCAAAAACCAAAATATCAGAATATGATTCAACCGCAGCTAATAATACCGATGTAGATGGTATTAATATTGCTGAATCATGTCCGCCTTCAGGCATTAACAATGCTATTCGTGAGGTTATGGCACACTTAAAAGATTGGCAATCTGGAGCAAGTGGAGACACATTACCTGTTACATCTGGAGGTACTGGCTCTACTACAGCATCTGGTGCAAGAACAAATTTAGGTCTTGGAACAGTATCTACATTAAATAGTATTGCTACTGCTAACATAGATGCAGATGCAGTAACTAATGCAAAGATTGCAGATGACTCTATAGATTCTGAACACTATGTAGATGGATCTATTGATACTGCACATATTGCTGATGACCAAATTACTGCTGCTAAAATTGCAGATAATGCAGTTGGTGCAGATGCACTAAATGTAAGTGGTAATGGAACATCAGGACAAGTATTAACATCTGATGCAGATGGTTCTTTTAGTTGGGCAGACCAAGATTCAGGAATTACAACCACATCATTAACTGCTAATTATTATGGTGTAAGACATTTTGTAAGATACGATGGTTCTGCTAGTATTTCAGCAAGTCAGGGTGTTTCATCTGTAACTAATACTGGTTCAGGAACTTATGATGTTAATTTAAGCACAACAGCACCATCTACTTATACAGTTGTTTCAACACCAGAACAAGGTGCAGATTGGACTGCTGGTTGTAGTGGAACAACTACTACAAAATTCTCTGTTATTATGAGAAATGGTGGTAATGTTCAAATTAATGTTGGTTCTCACAATATTGCAATTTATTAAGGAAAAATTATGGCAAAAATAGTGTTATATGAAAATGATGGTGGGGTAGCGTTTATTGTTCCTACTGGTGAATTAGCTATTGAAGAAGTAGCAAAAAAAGATGTACCAGCAGGCAAACAATATTGGATTGTAGAAGATTCAGTATTGCCTCAAGATAGAGAATTTAGAAATGCTTGGGAGTTAGATACAAACGCATTAGGTACAGCACATGGAACAGCAATCGGAGCAGATGCTTGGTTTGCACAACAGGAGCAAAAATAATGATTAATGTTAATGTTAATAAAGCTAGAGATATTAAAAAAGATTTTTTAAGAAATGAAAGACAATCTAAACTTGAAGCATTAGATGCAGAATATATGAAAGCATTAGAGCAAGGTGCTGATACCTCTGCGATTGTTGCTAAAAAACAGCAATTAAGAGATGCTCCAAATAGTTTAGATAATTTAACAACAGTAGAACAATTAAAGGCAGCGACATTACCAGATGTAGGAGTTTAAGTGCCAGCACAAAGAATACAATTTGAAGAATGGTTACCAGACCAACCATCTGTAACATCACTACGAGATGCAAAGAATGTATACCCTACTTCTATAGGTTACGCACCATTTGCTAATGAACAAGACTTCTCTGGTAATGCTAGTGAAAACTTAAACTCTGTATTTGGTTCTAAATATGGTGATGAGGTTGCTATCTTTGCAGGCGGTGCAACTAAATTGTTTAAACTAGATGCTACAAACTTGTCATTAAATGATGTCTCTAAATCAGGTGGATACTCTGGAGACACATGGCAATTTGCACAGTTTGGTAAAGTTGTGATTGCAGCTAATAACCAAGCTAAATTACAGTCATGGACGATTGGTTCATCATCAGCATTTGCAGACTTAAATGCTAATGCACCTGTTGCTAAATATGTAACTGTTGTTCGTGACTTTGTGGTTGCAGCTAACATTGGTGCAGGAACAGACACTAACAAAGTTCAATGGTCTGATATTAACGATGAAACTAATTGGGTATCTGGAACAACATCACAATCAGATTATCAGATCATTCCTGACGGTGGTAACATTACAGGGATAACAGGTGGCGAGATTGGCCTAGTATTCTTAGAGAAGGCAATTATAAGGATGTCATATTCTGGCAGCCCATTATTTTTCCAGCTAGACACTATATCTAGAGGACTAGGTTGTTTAGAAGGTAACTCGATTGCACAATACGGTGCTACATCATTCTTCTTATCTGATGACGGATTCTATAAGTGTGACGGCCAAACAGTTACAGGCATTGGTACAGAAAAAGTAGATAGATACTTCTTTAACGATGCAGACTTAACAGACCTAGATTCTATGTCAGCATCTGTAGACCCTATTAAAAAGTTAGTGGTATGGAACTATAAGAATGTAGACGGTGGTCGTAGTATTCTTGTGTATAACTGGCAACTTAACAAATGGTCAAGAGTAACCACAACCACCACAGGTGTAGGTAGTATTACTACAACAGGTTATACATTAGAAGGTTTAGAAGCAGTATTAGGATATACTAATTTAGAAACTATTCCTGCATCACTCGATGACCGATTATGGGTGGGTGGTAAGTTCTTATTTGCAGGATTTAAAGCTGCAAAGATTGTGACCTTTACAGGTTCTACATACAATTCTGAACTCATTACACCTGATATAGAAGTAGGATATAACTCTGTAGCAACTCTTGTTAGACCACAAATAGATAATGGTAGTGCAGATATAAAAGTCGCATCAAGACGAGAACTAGACGATAACATACAATTTGGTTCATCTGTAACTACATCTCAAGAAGGTCGTGCAAGTATTCGTAGTGCAGGTCGTTATCATCGTTTCTCTATCAGTCCTACTGGTAACTGGACAAACGCAACTTCTATCGATGTAGACTTTAAGCAACAAGGTAACCGATAATGGCAAATCAGTTTCGTAGACTGCAACCACAGTATGCAGATACTCGTGAAATTGCTGAAGTAACTAATCTTATCTTAAATGGTAAGACAAATAATACTGGTACATTCACACTGGCAACAGGTGGAGCAACCACAACCACAATCTACAATGAGCGTATCAGTCCTGATTCACAGATTATATTAGTTCCATTGACTTTAAGTGCCGCAGCTACAAATGCTTATCCTTATGGAACATTTGAAGAAAGAGCAGATATAACATTTGCAACTGCTAACACACCACAAATATTAGATTTATCAGAATCTGAATATACAGTAGGTATGTCATTAGCAAGTAATCGTATTACAGTCAGTTATGCAGGTATTTATGATTTAGATGTATCTGCTTTATTTGTAAATACTGATGTTCAAATCCATGAATCATATATTTGGGTTAGGGTAAATGGAACAGATGTGCCACATTCTGCAACAAAATTTAGTGTGGTAGAAAGTCATGGTGGTACAGATGGATATATGCCTGTTAATATTAATCACCCATTAGAACTAGATGCTAATGATTATGTTGAAGTTGTTGCAGCAGTAGATAATACAGGTATTTATTTAGAAAATTATGTAGCACAAACAACACCTTTTGTAAGACCTGCAATTCCTGCATTAATGGTTAATTTACAAATGATAGACCCATCACAAACAACAGGGTCAGCACATGAGTTATATGTAAGCGATAAACAAAAAGGACAAGCAACGGTAACACATTTACCTAATAGCGTGTCGAATAAAACATATGGATATGTTATAATAGGGTAGTATATTTCTAGGATTTCTCTCATGGAAAAAAACCTATTTGTAGT